GGCCAGCTCCTGCGCCTTCCGATCCAGATAATCCTGTTCCCAGTCGCTGATATAATCGTCGGACCAGAACTCGAGCAGCTTCTCCCGGATCTCTTTCATGGGATCGGACGCGGCGGCCTTGATCGACTCCGTGACCATGTTCCTTATCATCTTCCTCACGAGATCCTTAGCTGATTGGGCCTTGTCTTCCCCAGCTGACCATGCCTCGGCGTAAGCGTTGGCGAAATCGTCGATCGCAGATTTTATGTCACTACCGAAAATGGCGTCCTTGCCGGCCTCCTTGTTATCCGCTATGGTATTATTGATCTCGTCTATCTGGTCCCGCCACTCCTTGATACGGTCATTGTCGGTTTTCTTCTTGTCCTCCTCCTCCTTGATCTGGTTTTGGATAAGCACTTTTTGCTGTTCCAATAGCTTATTCTGCTGGTCGATAAGCTTGGAGGCATCCTTGGAATAGGCTTTCTCGATGGACCTGCCCAGCTTGTCGTACGACTTGTCCAACGTGTCGATCTGATCCTGCAAACGCTGGATACGGCTCTCGTTCTTCTTGTCATGGATCTTGGCGATAGAGGAGGCAAGGGATGTGACCACCCCGATAGCGGCACCGGCAGACGCACCGATCGGCCCGAACATCGCACCGGCTTTCGCCCCGTCCATGGCGGAATTGACCGCATCCATGGCCACATTCAAGCCTTCGGCTATCTCACCGAACGCACCACCGAACGAATCCCCGAGTTTCGAGAAAGTATCAGAGAGGAATTGCCCGGACCGCATGATTTCGCCAAGCCCTTCCTCTATATCGTCAATTGCCTGTCGCAGCTTTTTCGTATCGTTACCAGCCTCAAATACGCCTTTCAGACCTTTGGCGACCTTCTCGTATGCCGGGCGCAACTTGTCCGCGGCTTCCTTGTTCTCCTTGAGCGCATCCGAGATATCTTTTAGTTTATCGGGTGATTTACTCCACAGTTCAAACGTCTCTTTCGTGATACCGAAATCCTTGCCCTTGCTCTCATCCCAGACACCGCTTTTCAAGAACTCCAAGGCTTCACGCCCCTTCCGGTTGATGGCCTCCAACTCGGAGAGGGTCTTGTCTTTCATGTCACCGAACAACCGACTGATAGCGGAAGTCGTCTTGCTCGCCTCTATGTCGAGATCAGACAGTTCCCTTTTCATGGCCTCGGAAAGGGACTTACGCTCGCCTTCCGTCGTAGCCTTGGCTATCTTCTCGTTATAAAGAGCCGTGATAGCATCTCTCTTATCAAGATAAGAACCGTATTCTTTCAGATACTCGTTCATGGCACGTTTCTCTTCCTCCAGTTGTTCCTTATTCACATTAGAGGTCGATCGCTCCCGTTTGACGTATGAGTTCACCAAGGCTGTACGAATCTCCACGGTCTGTTCCTTAGTCAGTTTGCCGCCTTGAGCGTCTTTCCACTCTTTTTCCTTGGTAAGTATGGCGGCGATCTCATTGTCATAGTCTAGGTTTATCTGGGCGATCTTCTTTGCGGAGCCTTCTTTCATCAGGTCGATCTCGGATTGCTGGTTCTGCCGGCGGAGGGATAGGAGTTCGTCTATCAATTTCTCTTGTTGCTTGAGTTGATTATCCGTACTCTTATCCTTCTCATTTGGATTTGAATATTTGTCTATTTGTTCCTGTGCCTCCTGTATCTGTTTAGTGTACTCATTCCATTTCTTTGAATTTTTCTCAGAAACAGCTAAAGCGTCACGAGCGGCTTCCGCTTCTTTTTTCTGCTTCTCCCAGTAGGATTTATTTTTTATTTCTTCTTTTGTCGTGTCTGTTGTTGATTTTGACAGCTTTCTTTTGAAATTTTCTAACGCTTTTTGTAGGAGTTTGATACGTTCTTCTTCTTCCGCAATCGCTTTATTGTTGTTTACAGTAAGCGGTATTCCTGTTGAAGGAGATACGCCTATAAGTCTCCCGTTGTCCTCTCGTAATTTCTTTAATCGCTGCGTAGACTCATCTATGTTTCGGATATACGAATCATAGGTATTGGTATCACGTTCTTTATTTAATAACTTATTTGCTTCTGCTAAATCAAGCACGGCCAATTCTTCCAACTTGTACGCTCCTGTTATCGCAGGAGATAGTTTCTGTAGCTGTTCGTAAACGGATATTTTAGCTAATTCCGTTTCTGTCTCATCTTGAATTATACGTATCAATGATTCAACTTGATTCTTTCGATCTGTCTCTTGTTGAATCATTTTATCCTGTTCATCATTGAATCTCTTTTGAGCCTTTTCTGCTATGGTTGTACTGTCAGATAGAGCCAACATTGTAGCTGTCAAACCAATAATTACCGTTCCCAAAGCAACATAAGGATTGGTAAGCATTGAGGCATTAAGAGCAAGCTGTACTTTCCGTGCCAATACACGAGCATTGGTAAGCCCTATCTCTACAATAGTATGTTTGCTTTCAGCAGCAGTAACAAGCATCACAGCGGTACGGTATGCTCCATAAGTAATCACCAATCCTGCTAATACTTTACCAACTGTTTCATAGTTCTCAACCAAGGATGTAGTCGCCTGAATACCAGACATGATAACACCTTCCGATTTCTGACCCAAATCATTGAAAACGCTATCCAATGCATCGTACATCATAGATAGTTGACCATTTATCTCCTTGGAAGCATTCTCTGACATATTATAGAACCTACCACCTGCGGAGGTAGCATCAATAAATGCTTGCTGTACCATCTCAGCGGAAATAGCCCCCTTAGACATCTCATCTTTGAGCGTAGCAATAGATTTTCCGGTCTTATCTGCCATGATTTGCAATGGATTGAATCCGGCATTAATCATCTGATTAAGATCTTGCCCCATCAACTTTCCTGCCGCCGACATTTGAGAGAAAGCCAACGTAAGCGAGTTAAACCTTTGGGTATCTCCCATAGAGACATCGCCAATAGCCTGTAAATAACGTGGTACTTTCTCAGCCTCGATATTAAAGCCTAACATCATCTGCGTAGCTTGGGTTACATCCGAAAACTCTAACGGAGAAATCTTAGCATATTCACGTACTTGCGACATAAGCGCATCCGCTTTTTCCTTGCTTCCCAACAAGGTTTGAATAGCCGTATCTGCGGCTTGGAACTCGCCACGCACACGGATAATTTCAGAACCCAACGCTTTCAACACACCTACCCCACCGATAACAGCCAATACCTTCTTCCAAGAAATAGCAATACCGTTATTACTCTCTACTACCTCTTTAGCATCGTCTTTATAAAGGGCATATTCGTCACGAAGTTTCTTTACAGACAGACGTGCCCCAGCTTGTTGTTGTGTCAAGTCGAACAAAACTGCCTTCTCTTCATCCAAAGCCTTACGTACAGCATTATATTCTTCCAATTTCTTATTAGCGGACAATGGATTTCTTTTCAATGCGATGCGATAGGCTTCACCAAGGCGTTTTACATCCGCTTCTATGCCTTTAATTACCGACTTTTGAGCGATAATCTTTTCTGAGAACCCGTTTACAACTTGCGAGGCATCAAATATTTTCTTTTTAAAACCTTGATTTATCTCATTACCAGCACGTACAGCTGAAGCGACAAGAGAATCCAATTCTTTCGTGTTTTTAGCTAATTGGGCTTCCATCGCACGGAAAGTAGCCGGAGATGTATTACCATCCATCCCGGAAATAGTAGATTTCAGCTTATCTATCTCTTCCCGTAACTTAATGACTTTTTGATAGTCTGCTTCTATGTGAAACGCTAATTTGGGCATACATCAATGTTTTGGATAAAAGTACATTAGACAAATGAAGTAGTAGAATTTTATGAGAATAGATACATGACAATGGAAAGATTGTCGTGAATATAGAATCATGCTCCTCTTTTTTGTCTCATAAGATCCTTTCCCGACATCTTCTTTACTTCTGTTCCATCTTTATCCTCATGGATATCGATAGGTTTATCAGCACTCATCAAGAGCAAAAGAAGATAAGGAAGATCCTCATACACCTCCCTGTAAGAAAGATGCAAATTTTCCATAAATAAGGTAATACTTCCTACGATGGTATTTCCTCCTACTATTTGGGTTTTACTGTTAGATTTGCCAGCTCCATCGCTAACTGGCAGACTACGAAAAAATCACGTCCGGTTATTAACTCAAAAGCGACAAAATACGCTTGCAATAATTCTTCTTTAGAACCTGAAAGCATCTGCCGTTCGAGGCTTTCAGCTCTTTTTTGATAATTCGGGACATCACCAACCACCAAGAATGAAAGTCCCTTGACGATATTCTCCAAATTGACAGGAGCGACCTTCATTAATTCCCGCACAGTGCCATTTTCCGGTAAATCGACCTTACTTAAATATTGGGTAGCCCTCATTATCACTTTGATAGAAGGAGCTTTGATTACATATACTGTTCCCCCTACAACAATAGCTTTTCCATAAGTACCGGAAAGTAACTCTGATATGTTTTTTGAAACCTCACTCATAGTTTAAATATTAGAGGGTGATTGCTCACCCTCGTCATTAACTTATCCACCCAAAGTTGTATCCTCCCCGTCTTCCCAGCGCTCAATAGGAACGCCGGCTTTGGTTGGTTTCAACGCCGTAAAAACAAGGGCTAAGCCAATTGCCTTTTCATTCGCTTTACCAGAAGCAGAAACACCGGCACGAGGAAAAATAATTTTCACACCATCTTCAGTTGTGGCACGGACGGTAAACTCTTTACTCTCTACATGGTCGGCACGCTCCCATGTGCCCGGCTTACTCTCTGACCCCGCCGTAAACTTACCACCTTGGAATTTAGCCTTAGTCTCAAGATCATACATACCAATAGAAGCATTGATCTTAACCGCACCCGGCTTTTTAGAGGAATAATAGGTATTTCCAGCTACATCTTTGTAATCCTTAACCTCCGGATCTTCATCCTCATAAGTGAAGGTGTCCTCATGAACTACCGGGACTTCTTCAAAAACAGAACCTTCGGCACCACCAGCCCCGATCGGCGCAACCTCCAGCTTCTGAAGGTTTACCACCACAATTTTTTTATTCTCTGCCATAACTATTTTACATTTAAAACTTCAAACAAAACACTAACATTCACATAATGACACTTTAAAGCAGTGTCCGCTTCCGTTCCTATATTATAGATAGAATAGCGATAAAAAGAACCATTATAGGAACCTATACTCCTTAATATCTTCATAGCTTGTCTTTCAAGCTCATTCAGTCGGATAGAGTTGGCTTCATTCTTGCTCAAATCGGGCACACAAAAATTCACTTCTGCGAAAGATTTCTTCCAATACTTTCCCGGCTGTTGTTTCTTCGTGTGGATGACAATCCTTTCGGACTTCAATTCACCCGTCAGCGTTTCACCATCAGGCACTATATCTATTCCGAAAGCCTTGCAGTCCCGATAGAGAATGTTTCCTATGTCGGTAGTTACTATCATACTATCAAATATTGGACGTTTTCGTCATATTCGAGAAATACGTGACAAACCAAATCTCCAAGTTGAACCGTTCCGGCAAATCTTTTTCCAGCCAAATCTGCATCTGATACGTGTTGCCCCGTTCCGTACATATAAATATCCACAAAGCACAATTCTTTCTGATATTCATCTACAATAGCCCACAAGCAAACAGTACCTCGTTGTACTTGAACAGACAATATCCTCGACCCGATAGGCAGACATAGTTTTGAATGGTCTGCAACAATCAATTCATACTTGAATATTCTTTTCATTTTTCAAATTCTTCTTTTAATCGTTTCTCCGCATGAAGAGCGGCACCACTTAAAACATCATACCCTTTAGATTCTACGAATAATGCGTATTCCGCTTCGTTTTTCAATGTCAAACCGTCTTTATCGACATCGTAATCATTGGACGTTCTCAAAGTGAGTGTATGGTCTTGATAATCCCCATGTTCCTCTGCGTACTTCACGGCTTCATCGCCTACATCAATCATCTTCTTTTCGACCTCCCATTCTCCTTCATCGAAAAAGGAGTCGACATCTGAGAAATCGAAATCTACATCCATAATTCCGAGTAGTTAAAGTAGTTTGTACTCTTTACCGTGTAGACTTCGCCTTGACCTCTTACGCCATCACCATCCATGCAACGTACTTCATCGCCAGCCTTGACAGTAATTCTTTTCTCACATACTACATGATAGTTAGGGCGATATACTGAGCCGTTTTCTGACTTAAACTCCTTGGTCGTGTTGTCATCACAACGGCACTTACATACCTCCTGCCAGTATTCACCACCGGTACCGGGAATAGGTCTGCCAAACTCATCCTTATCCATCGGGGTGATAACTTTTACCTGCAATATGTGTGGAGCGAATATCATAAGAAAGTCACTTTAGGTTTGTTACCCAGTTCGTCTTTCAAACCGTACTGTTTACACAGAAATGAATAGTAATCCTTAATGCCTTGAATGTTCCAAGACATAGAAAAACCGCTTTCGCTGATGGAAGTGGCACGAAGCAATAGAGAGGGGATGAACTTCGCAATTGCCACCGACACCCGTGTTTGGCAATCCTCGTTCATCTCCCCCCCTCCGCTTATCTTTGCGTTCAGACATATATCGAAAAGGTCAGCCTCCGACAAGTTAACGCCGAAGGTCTGAAACTTCTGTAATATATAATCGTTTACTGTCATGCGTTCATCTCACTCAAATCGAAGTTCACAATCAGGTTCGGGTTCGCAATCTGCGGAATCCATTCGGCTGTGTATTCCAGATAGCGACCATTGCCGTCCTTGTAACCTGAAATCAGCATATCGCCATCTGCCTGAGTGTAATTACGTCCCGGTACACCATCCACAGCTTCATAAGGAGTGTGGAAGCGCATATAACCGATTTTATCCTGCGGAAGCAGGGAAATACGACCATCTGCATAAATGGGGATATTCTTACCTGTTTGGTCTACCACATAATCTTCCTTGATTTCAATAGCCGGAAGTCCGATACCTGTAAAAATGGTAGAAGCCAGTTGCGAGGTGATAAGCCCGGTAGACATATACATTTCATTGCCTGTAAGCTGCATTTTGAACTTATCTCCAAATTCACTTGAACCGATAATATTCTTGACGAATGTGCCACGGCTCATAATCATTTTCGGGAATGTACCGTAGATAGCTCTCAATTCATTAAGTGTTTGCTGCAAGTACGTGATAAAATGGTCTTTATCTTCAGTGCCCGGTTTGATGAACTTGAAGGGTAAGTCGATGTTCAGTAATTCAACACCTCCTGCGTTTTTGTCCTTATTCTTCACGCTTGCTGCTCCAGTCATCAACAGAGAGCCTACAATAATATCCATACGCTTGTGGGCTGCAAGAAGTACCTGACGATAATCGTCATAGATAAAATCCACGATTTCACGCATGGCTGCTTTCTGGTCTTCCGGTTTGGCGGCATTATACTTATCTATCAAGTCCTGCAAGTCAGACAAACGGTCGATTGAGATTTGATAGCGGTCACCCAAATAGGCAATCTCACCATATCCGGAACCGATATTCCTGCGTTCACGGATAGGCTTTTCGCCATAACGGGAGTTGATGGAACCAGCCATCACGCCAGTAACCTGACCGATGTAGTCTTTAAATACACGAGTAGTAGTCCTACGGAAGCTCAAATACTGCTGCCAATAAATTGTGTCCTTTCTTGTCTTGAGGACACGCTGAATCACTGCATTTACAATGTTCGGGTCATTAAACAATGTATGAATAGTTAGCATCATATATTAGTCCTCCTTTCTTTATTTTGCCATTATACCTGCGTTTTTCAACGCTGTCAATAATCCGTTAAAGTTTTCTACCGACACCGTACCAGATGCATCATTCACTTTGGCTGCCTGCTTTACACCTCCAAGAGCAGAAGGCGTAGCTGCTGTTAAAGTATACTTGTTAGCTTGTGCTGCAACCCCATCCAATTTGGCTTTATCTTCCTTACTCATCAAACCGTCCTGACTAGAAGAAGCCTTAGGAATAGATACGGCTTCTTTTTCTTGTTTGACATCCAAAGCGTTAAACTGGAAGTACGGCATATTCGCCTTGTCAATATCTGCGAAAGGCATTACCAGCTTGGTCGGTTCGATTTCAAACGCACGCATCAAAAGGGAAACCAATACTATGCCATCCTCTACCTGCTTCCTTTCATACAGAGCTGAATTTGCGATAACTTTGGGTGTTGTGCCGTCTGCGGCTGTCGCTTCGTAAAGAACTGTTCCAGCTTCTAGATTTTCTCCAAAGTCTGCCGCTAACGTCAGCTTATCAAAAGCTTTGTCAGCCTTGTCAATAGCGTTGATTGTCGCTCCATGCGCACCGTTACCCAAGTGCATACCTTTGTAAGCCAAAGAACGTTTCTTGATTTTCAATGTGGTATTGGAGCCTGTTGTAAACTTCTCATATACTTCCACACGGATAGCCACTTGGGATGTTTTCTTCACCAAGTCAGCTGCAATCGGTGTGAATGAGGGCAAGTACGAGCCGACAACGAGGTTGGTTGTGTCCAACTTATACGGACCTCTGCGTCTGCGTCCGGTTTCTACGTCGTAGCGTTCTTCCTGCTCAACTTCCGGTTCAAGATTATACTTAAATCCTGCTGCCATAAAATCACTGTTTTTGTTGTTCTACAATTTCTTTAGTGTCGTCTGCAATCATTTTCGCAAACGCCTGAGTTTCATTCTCCAGTTCTTTTTTTGCTGTATCTGGAGGAACTACACCCTTAAAGCCGTCATTCGCAAACTCCTGCTTCAAGTCCTTGAAGTATGCGTCCAAGTCCTCATCGTCCTTAATGGCGCATCGTTTGGCGTAGTTTTCGGGAATACCATACTCCTTTGCCTTTGCCAAAATCTGCTGGCTACGTGTTGCTTGAGCCTTTTCCGTTTCTAACTGTGTTAGCTTATCAGAAAGGTTCTTGTTGGAGTCAATTAAAGCTTGCGCCCATGCAGGCACATCGTCTTTATTCTCTTCCGTTTTGGTGGTTGTGGTAGTCTCGATTGGCTTACCGTCTTTAAGGTTATGCCTCTTTTCGTAGTTGGAAACTGCGGTCTTGGAAGCATCCCCGGCACGGAAATCACCATAGGAATTTAACACGTCCGAAAAGCTGATACCCTCAACAATGGAGTTTACCTTTGTCTCGTCCGTTACACCCTCTGCCTTTTTAGTGGCTATCCGGGTTAAGATAGCAGTGTCCACCCCAGAGAATTTCTGTTGTAGTCCTGCTAAGATTTGTTCTAAGATTGTCATACCGTATGAATTATTAAATTTGAAATTCAATTTGTGGAAGTAAAAATACCACCAATACAAATGATTTGTAAGTATTTGAACTCCTGATTCGTGACCTTCGCATTGATGTCACAAATATGATATAAAAGTAAAAAGTAAGTGGGTGGAAGGGAAATAATTAGATAGGTGATACACGACAATGAAACGATTATCGTAAAATGATATAAAAAAGGCGTGAAACCAAATGGAATCACGCCTAAAATATTCTTCTTATGAACTAATCAGAAACCCAACATCGCAGCTGGAGGTATATTCAGCACTCGACATAGCAACCTCGCAATTTTGAGGGTCGGTTCCGAACGTCCAGAAATATAGTCATTCACACGCGATGGACTTATTCCAATCTCACCAGCAAGTTGCTTTTGGCTCATCCCTTTCTCTTCAAGGGATAGCTCTATCAATTCCGCAACAGTCGGTTTTTCTATCGGATAATGTTCTTTTTCGTATGCTATCACAATATCGGACATAACTGTAAGCTCCACCGCATTCTTATCATTTGAAGGCGTATTGTCATCAACCAATGGCAGAAGTTCCTCCACTCTCGCCAAAGCAAATTCATACTGTTCTTTCGTTACTTTATTCATACTTCTATCTCTTAAATGGTTGAACAATCTATCTTATCGTAATCTTTATGAGTACCAACCCAGCGAATGAAGACGTACCCAATTGTAAACTTAACAACGACAACCAACCGATAGTTGTTGCCTCTGATATTGAATACATAGTGTTGATTGCCTACATAATCAACTGAAAGAAAATCCACTTTAATGTCTGATAGATTCTTCCATTCAGCTTTTTCTGCTATATCATACCAACGTTCCAAAGCTATGCGTGAATCTTCATAACCTTTCGTCTCGTAGAATTCCTTCAATTTTCTATGTGATACAATTCTCATACCTCTTTTATTTAATGCAAAAATATGAATTAATTTTGAATTATAAAATTTTTCCAGAAAATATATTCTATAATATAGAATTTAGCAATAAAAAAAGCGGAACTAAATTAGCTCCGCTCAATAGTACTATAAAAACATGAAGTAATGAATTATCCCTTGGAGTTAGGAGACGCTGCTTTGTTATTCTTTGCCCCTTGTTCCTCCTTGATTTCTGCAAGCTCCTCTTCTACCCTATCAGCATTCCCGGCAAACATGATACCTTCACGGGTTGACCAAATTCCACCACTGACAGCGGAAACGGCAGTAGTCACCTTATCATTCAAATTATCAATCATATATGGAACCAGTTCTGTTTCTATGTCAATGGTCTGCGATGCCTTGCTAAACTCGGTTGGATTGATAGAGCCTAAAGCGGAAACAATGAAATTCACTCTCCGCTGTAAGAACTCACCGATAACCTCACCGTGATTTTCTACCGCCATATGTGCACCCATGAACATAAAACGGAAAGCGGTTCCTGATGCTTTGCCTACCCCCTTCAACGTTTCAAAGGATATTCTTGGAGTGTTTGACATATCATAAGCCATATTGGTGAGTGTTTCTGCTTCAAAACGTACCGTATCCGGAACTTGGTTCCACGTTAGATACTGGGCATCCGCACCTTCACCTGTAAGTTTGACCATTCTATCCTTAACCTTACCCATGAAACCCTCTACATCTCCAATTAGCTTCAGCAGTGGGAAAAAATGGTAGTCTATACAATCAGCATAATTAGATAACAGTTTTTCCAGCCGGACCCGAAAAGTCTTTATCTTCTTGCAATAAGGTTCGGGGCGGTAGGCATAAAGAACTGGTAACTTTCCGAAGCCATGAGCAAAAGGAGTTCTTTCTTCATACCCTTTAGACAAATCCCATTGATAAACCATTTTGTCCGTAATAGTCATAAAGCAGATGACTTCCGAATCATCCATGAGCTTCTTCTTGTACTCACGTGAGAAAGCAATCATTTTACCTTCATCGTTAAAGAACGGGTATAGCTTATCACCTCTGAATGGAGACCATAACACGCTTTTCAGTTTCTTGGTGGGCTTGACCTTCCCCCCGAAAGAAGTCTTTATTTTCTTCCAAAACTTTGCCCAAAACGAATCATCATCGGTAACATACCAATATTCTGCCGCTTCCTGTTCGGAGAGCCAGGCACGGACAATCTTCTTGTTTTGATATTTGATTTTATTAGACTTGAATACAGCCTTTACCGCATCCAGCAGTTTTTTTTCATCATCATCGGTTGGAGTGCAATCCATAGACGGTTCTGTGCCGACCGTGAAAGCTGTTTGAATGTTCACTATATCCTGTTCCAATGGAATGGAGATACGGTTCACCGGTTCAGTCTTATACTTTGCTTCGATTTCATAAGTCTTACCCGTTTTTTCATCGAAGTGTTTCTCAGCTTCTTTTCCAAGAACCTTTCTATCCGGATACTTTTTTTTGTCAACCATGATTTCATGTCGTTCGGGATTCCAATCATCCCAAAGTTTACAACGGTCGGGAAGCTCGGTCTTTCTGCCTTTCTTCAGGTAGCTTATCTTTTGTCCAATGTCGGGCAATGCTAATATTTCTTCGAGTGTCATACGCTATATTATAAATTTCTTATTGCTTCCTCCTTAGACTGATAGAACATAGGAATATTATGAAACCTATCATACCAATCTCTAAATTGCCATTTTGACCACCAATGCCTCTTGATTTGAATAGCCCATCCAAAGACAGGTTCTCCACAAATACAGCCAAAGTGAAACTTCATTATTTTCAATTCCATACAATTTATTTTTAGTGTGTGAATATTCCTGTTAAATCTTTCGGCTTCTGAATCTTACCTAGCAGCTCACCCAATACATAGTAACGGACTGCATCGATTCCGTGATTGTCGTGGTCTTCCGGCTCGTTAATATAGTTTCCGTCTTTATCCTTTGCCCATACATATTTTCTGTACTCTCTTTGTAAGTTATACGAACGTTTAGTGATATACATTTCCATGCCTTGCATCTTGTCAAGACCTGCGTTTACAGAGCCAGCCCCCTTTTCTACAGCATATATCTTAACACCTCCGTTGTGTATCTCTTGAATCAAACGAGGGTCAGCACTGTCGGCAATGACTTTCAAGCCCCAAGGTCTGAGAGATTTAATAATGTCGGAAGAAAGTAAACCGGTCCGGTAATCTATCTCATCCAAATAAAGGGCATTATCAACGATGCCGCATCGAATAGAAGCGGACGGATCGTGTGTATAACCGAAGTCTTGCCCGATAGCCACCTTCTTTGCCCAAGCAGGAAACTCATCGACAATACCCCACTTCTTGAACACAGCACCTTCCGCAACATCAGCCCAGCGACCTATAACGACATGAGCGTATTTCTCCGGGTTGTTCACCTTCATATCCTCGACCTCTTTCAAGAACTCCGGCGAAAGGTTCTCCAAGTTATCAAGATAGGTAGTATGAATGTGAAGCACATTCGGATGTGTGGAAATCTGTACCTGCACTCCGTCAATCTCTACCAGCTTGTGAGTGTTCTCAATATATTTCTTGTAGATGAAGTGATTGGAATCGCAGGGATTCATTATGATAATAATCCGGTTCTGAATCCCTTTCTTACGGATGGAGAGCATTATCTTATCAAACTCTTCTTCATTCGTCCATTCCTCCGCTTCATCACAGACGAAAGTAGTGATGCCTTGAATGGATTTCAGCTTTGCCGTCTGATTCCCCGAAGAAGTCTTGATACCCCGGAACATGATACGGCTCTTAGTCATCTTGTTGACTATATCCGTTTTGGTAGTCTTGAAATACTTGGTCGTTCCATCCAGCTCTATCTTCTCCATCATTTCAGGGATAATGGACATGCCAGCGGAGACCATCGTGTAACGTGTGTAGAGAATCTGATGAACTATCTTCTCTACAGGAGTAAGTTCAAAGGTCAGCCGTTCAATAAAGGTGGAAGCATTGAAAGATTTTCCCGAACCACGTCCACCAGTGATAAGAATTATAAATTTTTCCTTATCCTCGTATAATGGATGGTAAATTTCTTGAGGAACAATCATTTCAATTTATCTTTAATCCATGAATCAATAGAAATACCGTGGTCAATATCAGTTGGAATATCGGCATCTTCATCCTGTTTACGCTCAACCTTTCTCCAGTCTTCATCATGATGGTATAACCAAACGGACATCGCTTGCAGATTCGGTGCCAGTTCACTTTCGCTTACTTGCAATTCTTCTTCACCGGTCAAATTGCCTTCCATGTCACGCAGCTTTTTTACCACAGTGCTTTTCGTTTTAATCCCACCAAGAGCCATAGCAAGGAACTTAGCCCTTACCGTTGCGTTGATTGTCGCACGCCCACGCGCTAAGACTTGAGATAATTTAGGATACTCATTCTTCTTTATGCAAAAAGTCTCTGGTGCTATATCAAGAGCGAAGGCAATTTCCTTGTCAGTGAATCCCTTTTTGGCATACGATTCTACGAGAGAAAGAAAGTCTACGCTTGTATAATCAAACTTAGGCTTTCTTCCTCCCTTACCTTTTCTATTTTGAGATTCACTATTGCTCATATCAATCTACCCGTTCTACTTGTTCATCGAAAACTTCTCCCTTTATGAACTTCATATTCGGTCCATAGCCGAACCGTTCACAGAAAGCTGCTTTTGCTTCATATGTGTCGAAAGAAAGCATCACATAGGCATCCATATCCTCGGCTGTCTTCTGTGCGTTCTCCTTTACCTGCTGCTTGACTTCTTTCATGTGGGCAACCTTCTCTGCACGCTCTAATTGCTTGGCGGCTTTCTCGGCTTCTTTCTGTTCGGTGACAGGTGACATCATATCGGAGAGAGCTTCTGCAATGGAGTTTTCCGCTTCGGTCTGCAACAGATAATCAACGCCAATCATGTTTAGATCGGCATCGGTCAGACCTGCGTCTTTCCAATCAATATCGGGAACAAGCTGTGCAAGGGCATCAAAATCCCATGTACCTTGCGCATTTGGATTGTTCATTAAAATATTTAGTTCCTTCTCCTGCTTTTCGTCCACATCTATGACATCAACACGAATGCGATAGTCATTATCCGGGTATTTCTGCAAATCATCCATGACGGATAAACGCTGATGCCCGCTGACAACGGTCAATCCTGTACGCTTGTTCACGACAATTCCACCGACTAAACCAAACTTCTTAATACCACGCTTTAAGGTCTTACGTGATTCCTCTGATAGCTTTCTCGGATTATAATCAGCGAAGTGAATAGCAGAACGGTTAAGTTCCACCGATTCACTCTTGATATATTTACTTAGTTCCATGCCTATTGCTTTTGTTTATGTTCCCAAAGGATTCTTTCAGCCATCGGGAAAACTTTGTAAATTCTCTGTAAATCCTGTGGATAATTCTTCTCCATCCAAAGCATACAATCAAGATTGAAGCCTACTCCCGAACTGGCTTTCAATGAATATCTAACTGGTTCGGGTAAGTTATGCTGCTTCATGCAAGCAAGGATATCCTTTTGCGTCCAATCAGCCAAAGGATAAACCATACCGTTATTCTCGTAACCGTTTACCTCATACCCTTTCAGCATAAGCCTGCGGTTCATACCATCAGCCTTTTTCATACCTAAGAACGTGTAATAAATTCTGTGAGTAAGCTGCATAGCCTTTACCACATCAGCCAGCTTCAACAGTTTCACTTTCGGATTAGGCACACAATACATACCACCACGGAGGATGTAAGTGAGGTTCCAATGTGGTACTTGCACAAATTCTATCTTCGGATACTTAGCTTTAGTCCAGTTTATCCAACGGTTAATGTGTTCCAAGTCCTTGACGAAGTACATGAACACACAAACAATCCGGTCAAACTTCGGATAGATTAAATCAAGTAGAACAAGCGAATCTTTCCCAAGTGATAAAAATAGCAAAGCCTCATTCGATTTTACCCGAATGAGGTCTATATACCGGTTCGCTCGTTCTACCTTGTTCATAGGTTTTAGCCACCGTTTAATCCCATTGAAACACGTAAATCAGCGTAACGCTGCCTACGTGAACCTAACTGTGTGGCACTTGCTGTACCTCTACGATTGGCAACCAATCTACCACCTGCCCCTGCACCATTCATATTTCTGCGAGGCCCGGCTACTCTGTTAATTCTTCTTGCGACTCTGCTTTCTAATTTTAAAAGTTAAACAAATCAATCTATATGTTTCTCTAATATCTTACCCAAAGTATAATCCATTTGTGCGGCAAGATATTCTTCGCCTTGATGTTCGTAAACAATATCATTACCGTTTTCATCTGTGAGAATTACTGCTTCTACGTTCTTTACCTCTACAATGATATAAGGACGCTTGCCCGTATATGCACCTGTCAGAAGCTTGATGGCATCATACTTGATAGGCTTTAATTCAGCCTCTCCTTCTTCAGGTAGTTCTGCATCAGCCGGATATTCTTTGCCACCACAGAGGTAAGTGATATACTTCTTAGCGTTAGTTGGTCTGATTTCACGGTATTCGTGAGTTTTCTTGCCTGCTAAGATTTCATCGAAATACTTCTGTTTAATCGAGAGTGTTAAAATATTCATAATCGTGCCATTTTTAATTGAATAACTAAGTAGTTGCGGGTAACGGATTCGAACCGCTGACCTTCACCAAGTCAAAGTGACGAGCTGACCACTGCTCTAACCCGCGATAGCGCCACTAAGGTACAACCATAACCAAAGACACAGAAACATCTTCAATCGTTATTTATGACAATCGATTTATTGTCGTAAACTAAGCCATTTATCCCGTTTTTCTCTGCACGCCTCTAAAGTAGGCGCACAACAAGAAAACAACCCACCATCTTTTGTAAGGTAGTCGTACTGGTACATTCTCACTCTCTTACCTCTCAACTTTGTTGTGTAGGTAGTGTAATTCTCTTTACCGGGTTGGCATACACTGCAACCGTTTTTGTTTATTGAGTTCATAAGCTATTTATTAAGTCCACGTACTTTTTTCAAATATTCGGTAAATTCTAACAATTCATAGAACATTCGCTTCTTCTCTATGTATTTAAGACCTTTTCGTCTAAGACCTCGCTTGTTTCTGGATACGCACATTTGACAACCCATAACACCAACATAGATATAAGATAAATGATGTCTTTTAGATTGTTTTAAGGCCCACCGAATTGATTCACGGTAATATCTGTAACTATCATTCTGGACACCCTCATAACCTTTACTCATTATGAAGTGCCCTATTTCGTTCGCTTCTTCTTCTGAATAGCAGATTGTAAATATATTATTCATTGCTTCTTTGCTTTACTTGTTCAACTAAAAATCTTTTAAACTCAGACTTATATTCATTGAATATTATCTTGTATTGCCGCCCTAATTTAGGTAGCTGCTCATAGCCCTTACCGTGCAAGAACTTGGCAACCAACTCTATCTTTTGGCGGTTGTCGAAGCCTCTATCTTTGCACATGTTGGTAATACATACATTCGCCTTGCTTGATGGTTTCTTTCCAAAAGATGGTACATACCCACGCGCCTCACGTACATAAGTTCTTGGATAGCCTACGGCATCACCTAAATACTCACCGGTGATGCAATCAAATTCACCACTAATTAAACTATCTGCTATTTCACCCATAATAATCAATATTTAATGTTTCACATTCAATCTTTCTTCACTCGTATAAGCCACTACAAGCCCAGTTTCATCATGCCGTATCGTGACATACTTCTCGCTCCTCTCTATAGTAGAGAAGTTATAAGGGGTTACCAGCTTGCCAAACACTTTGCCTAGTTGCTTCGTCAATGGGGCTTCGGGGCTGATAACTAAAACTAAATCTGCTTTCATTTTTGATTTTTCCATATATTGTAGTCCGAACGAGATTCAAAACACATAAACCCACCATAAACCTTAGCAATTACAGAAGGACTAAATGGACATTCTTTGATTGCCCTATACCTTGTTTCTACTTGTGCAAAATATATTCTCATAATCTGTCGTATGTATTAGGATAATTACGCTTGAAATACTCTCTGTCAATCCAAAAATCAAGAAACATCTTTCTATCAGCTTGATGAAAGCGTTCTTGTACTGTTACACGGATTTTCTTGTCATATTTGGCATATAGTTTACAAATCACATAACCAGCTTCTAATGCCGATTTTAATGTTCTTGGTGTACTCATAATCATTTGTATTATGGTAGCCAGAAAGCTACAGAATTAATATCATAATAACTTTTTCAACTTTCTAACTGCCTCTGCTTTCGATTTAGCCCATACAGCAGGATTTATATCGCCATCTTCGTTTATAATTTCAGCGGCAAGATACCAATATTCAATGCTGTCTTTGTAACCTTCGTCTTTTACATATTTTCTTGCTTCTTTCATTGTATCGAACTCGGCTATAATATTTTTATGTTTACCATAACATACGGCAATTGTAACTACTATGTTGCCTATTATAGATTCCTTTTCGGTACTAATCAGTTCTCCATTCTGCTCAATCCATAACATTGCATCTTGACCATTCCAAGAAAAATCAAACGCTTTGTTTATGGGGTTATACCTGCCCTCTAAAATCGTTCCTTCTTTCAATCCTCGAATTTCAGCCAAACACCAATATCCAAAATCTGTGATAATCTTTACCCGCGCTTTTGCATTGATCGATTTATTCATATTGATTCTGCGTTATGCAGGGCTTTCGCCCTGCTGGTTAATTATTTAATATCGTAATCTCTTTGTTGCCTATCTCTGTATCTACATTCAAAACCTCATATTTTTGAGCCTTGTAGTTGTAAACGACCTCACAAGTATTGAAACCTCTACCATCTTCTCTTTGGTCACATACAGTATCTATATGCTGATACATTTTATTGCCTAACATGAAGTTTATTTTGCCTAATGTACAGAAGTAGAATGCTACTGCATACTTCAATGTATTCTTTTCATCAATCTTCTTTGTTGCCATGATCGTATATGTTTTATTTGTTATTACTTCGTTTCTGATGATGCAAAGATAAAGCAAACTTTATTAAAGGCAACACTTTTGATATAGTTTTCTTTATCAATTAAGAATAATTAATAAATCAAACTTTATCAATATTAGGTTATACGATAAAGTTTGCATTACTTTGCGGAGTAATCAAAATAAAGTATAGTTTATGGATTTACGAATAAAAGAAATAATGAATGAGCGTAATGTTACTTCTGCGTGGCTCGCTGAACAAGTTGGTATTTCAAAGGTCGCTGTCAGCAATATTGTAACAGGTAAATCATCGCCTTCTTTGGATAATCTCATAAAGATAGCCGGTGTTCTTAATATATCTATCACTGAATTGATAGGGGAAGAAAAAGAGGAAAGCACTATCACCTGCCCTCACTGTGGGAAGAAAATTAAAATAGAGAAAGGAGAATAGATATGAAAAAGAAGTTTGTAATCAGAAAAATTATGATTGGCAGAGAATCCTTGTATTTGTATAAAGGAGAGTATGGAAATACATTTGGCTATGGCATCAACCAAGTTTATGAAATTAAACAATTTGATACCAAAGAAGAAGCTGAAAGTATTATTTCTCAATTAGGTGATGGAATGTACGAAATAGTAGAAGTGTACATAAAATAAGCCGGAGCTAAACTCCGGCTTTCAACCTTTTCATCATTTCCCCATATATCCAATCCACATCCTGCCGGAAATACTTATACAACTGATAAGAAAAAACAAGATTATTACGGTTATCGGATATGGCCGTCTGCGCACTAACGCCTAAGACCTCCGCTAATTTATTCCGAAGACCGTTTTTCATCTTCCCGCCGGCGAGAGTGCTTGGAGAGTACAAAAACAGGATGATAAAAATAAATTTCTTTCTTTGGGTAACATTCCCCAACCTAAACATTTCCTTTTGAGAAATAATCTCTTGGAACCACCCATATAACGTTTCTATCATATTAAGGTCGGTCAATGTAGGTTCTGTTAATTCCTTCTCTCTTTCTGACAACTTTGATTTCTGCTCTCTGATGGATTTTATTTCCGCAATTTCTGAAAACATGGCACGATTATTTAAAAGTAAATATTTATATTTGCACTAAATAATCGTGTGGAGAGGTGACGTTACTGGTTGTTCGGGGCGTTGCCTCTTGTGTTTTTAGAATGGAAGATCATCTTTTGGTTGCTCAGGTTGATAGAGTGCCGATTGTGGACTGGCTTCTTGCTGAGCAGGTCTACTTCCCAATAATTCCAGCTTATCAACAAATATTTCTGTCACATACCGCTTTGATCCCATTCTATCCTCATACAGCCGGGTCTTGATCTTACCCTCGATATAGATTTGAGAACCCTTCCTAACATACTTTTCTACGACCTCGGCCAGACCTTTCCAAAAGACAAGGTTATGCCATTCCGTGCGGTCCGGAACTTGGGTCCCGTTTTGAAGGGTATAACCCTTCTCCGTGGTAGCAAGCGATAGATTGGCGACCTTTGTCCCGGCAACATCTTTCACTTCAGGATCCTTGCCGGTATAACCGAGAAGGATTACTTTATTTACGCTCATAATTATACTATTTGATTATATTTTTCTGCTATTATCCTGAATCTTTCCGGATCGATCAACTTTGTAACAAATGCATTGAAAGCCTCTGTTGCTCTTTCAGTGTTACCTAAAGTATCACTGTTACCTGACATAGATACCGCCAGTTTTATATCCTCTCTCATAATATTTATTTCTTCTTAAACATGATCCTTCCCATGAAGGCTCGGTTAATACTATTCCTCTAATCACCATTCTCTTTCATCCGTTGCAATACATCCTTGCTCGCTTCGAGTATCTCGTCGAAAGACGGGATAGGTATCCATGCGACCCTTGTATAGTGCATCGCTAAGTTAACCGCCCATTCTTTGCCATCGTAAGAATCACTAGACACAAAGTATTTCCCGCTTATATTCATTCTGCTTAGAACTAAAACCTCGTCTTTATTCTCCGGTAGCCGGTCATTAATATTTATCCACGGAGATTGCTTTGCCTGCCATTCGGCACCGGCTTTGAAGTCCTCACGACAATTATCTTTGCGAAGCACATAGTCATCCGCATCCACTTCTTTGAGAACATTCTTGCGAAAACTCGTTTTTCTTATGGCGTAATCCTTTGCCGCTTCTTCTACTGTCTGTCTCATATCAATCTTGCTCATATTTATTTATCTTTTTGAATTTTATATTCCTCCTTGGAAATCTGTCTGTAATAGTCAATGACCGCATTTTCCACTCTTTTATCCTTGGCTATACTCTCTTCCATTTCCCAGACTTTAAACTCATCGCATGCGATGAATATCCGTCCTCTCTCTCCCCCGGGAAGCCAATACGAAGCGAAGTAGTATTTTTTCTTTGGGTTGAGAATACCATAGATGAGATATATACCGTAAACCAAAAAGGCAATCGTAACCCAGTACCTTGGGATGATAAACCCTATGGACCATGTGATGAACACGAAAGAAAGAACTATCAGTATGGAGGTTATCAAGCACTCGATCTTATTCTTCATTTGATCCTCCTTTCAGCAATTCGGGGTTGTCATAAACATTCCCAATAACACTTCCTTGGCACACCTCAAAGTCTAGCAGTCCACATGGATTAACCCCATCTAGGGATATGCACCATCCTGTATGTTCGTAGATGTCAATCACTTTGAAAAATTCTCTTTTCTCTTCATATTTCCATGTTGAGAATATAACGGCATAAATACGTCCGCTTGGGGCTTTTATTAAATCCCCCTCGTAAATCTCCTTTCTGCTCTTGTCTTTTAAGCCTGTGAACTGGCCTACGGTGTCTTTATGAATGTAATCCCATTCCATAAAAAACGGAGAGGCAGAGCCTTCATTGAATACTCCTTCCTTTTTTATGATTATCATATCTTGCTTTTCTGCCCCTAAATCCTTTAGTGTCGTAAGCATACCATGTACCCATTTCCCGCTTGTCGTACTTTTTCCTCTGAATTTAATCTCACGCATTTGACTCTCCTTTCTCTAATATATCCTCACAAGCTCTACTATCGCACCTTACCGGCTTTTGATGGAAGGCGCACCAAGCTTCCCCGTTAGCGTCTTCATACTCGATAAGTCGGCAATCGCCGCATAATTTCTTGTCAAGGTATCCTTCCTTGATAAGCCATTCAATCATTTCAGTGATAGCATCAAAAAAGCTTTCCCTGCAATATGACTGGGCAAGGTTACTTCCTGCGGAATACTTTATAGTGAATTCTTTATCTCGTGGAAGTATGAATAGGTAATAGTTATATCCCTCACATTCTATTTGATCGGGTATCATGTCTATTAGCTTGGATAGAGACCAAGTGGGCAATACCGTATCTTGATACGCTTTACTTTTAATCCTTCTATATTCAAATGCGACCAGACGTTCGAACTCGTCAAGATACATGTCCGCCGTCTCCGGCCTCACCCCGGCCTCTAATAGCCGGGATGATTGTTCTTTATTCGTGCAAATTTGATTCATATTATAATTCGTTGTTAAAATATTTCTTATTATCCATATCTTTCCCTCAATTTATCGATGTAAGATAAGTACCATTCACGTGTTTTCTCCTTATCATACCCTACGTATAATAAACCAAAAGGATCGTACTCTATAAACTCATCGATCTTGCAGAAAGGGCAGGGGACATCCCCGCCTACGGTCAATCCTCCAACCTCGCTATCATATGAGTCAAGATCCCATAGATAGCCGTCACAGCATATTGCGTCTGGATAAGATGCGCCGAAAAAGGGGAACTCGGGACATTGTTTTACTTTATTTTCCATCTTTATTCCTTTTTATATTGTCATACTTCTCTCTAAATTTCTCGTACAATACCTCTTGCTTTTTTGAGAATGGCATGAATGAGTGGTTGAGCCAGCGGCAGATGTAGTAGGGTTTGTTGTCTTTACAATCAAGATTTTCCGAAGAGATAACCCAATCTATATCTAAGTATCCTTTTTCCCTTGCCAATATGAAAGCGTCTATAAGCTTAGGGAATCTCATCAGCCCGATACAGTTTGATATGAAATTTGCTTTAGGACATACAATGCAGCCCACACGCTTTGAGGTTTCATATTCAGGATTGACAGGTAAATTATACTTCTTAATATAATCCCAAACGTCTTCGTCTGCCCAATCAACAATAGGCTTTAATTGTATTATCCCGGGCGTTCCGATAGACTGGCACCGATCCTCGAAGTAATCGTTGAACAGCGCTTTGTTTTGTTTCATCACGGTTTTGTTTTTCGCTTCAAACGCTGTCCTTTCCCTCCGTTTTGCGCTTTCAGCTTTCCGTACACCGACAATACTGCAATAATCTACCGACTTCGGGTTGTGCTTGTAATCCATACAGCAATAGGCGGATTGAACGGTAGGGAGAAAACCTTTATGATTTACTCTGATATTGCGAATGAATCCTTCTTTCACAACCCTTCTGAATACGACATCCGGATAATTTTCCCTTATGAACCGAATCGTGATATTACTCTCGAAGCAACGATTGAAATAAGCCTTGAACGCTATGCCAGAGCGTTTGCACAAGTCATAGCATACTTGGCTGTCCTTCCCTCCGGAGAATCCAAGACACACCTCGAATCCCATGGCTCTCGCTATTTTAGCGAACTTTTGAATACGTTCTATAGCTTGCAGTTCTATCTCTTCGTTAAATAAGTTCATATTTACCCCTCCTGTATTATGACATCCCCATCCTTATCCGTGAACACGTCCACTAAATCGTAGTAATATTGATCGTCGGACGTGCGAATCATTACCTCCGCTTCCGGATCTTGCTCTTGTAATAGAGCGATTAGTTCTTTATTGCTCATGATTCACCTCCTTCCTTCAATTCCGCTATGAGCGCATCGGCAAAAGCTACGGCATATTCTGCTTGTGTTTTAAAAGTGCCTTCATAGACTTCTCTGCTTGAATTACTAAGAAACGCTGCCATCATTTCTTTTGCAATCTCATATCTGCGTTGTTCCCAATCAACGGCTTTATCCTCCGTCTTATCTATAACCTCTAGATCCTCTAGAGCGTTGAGTTCCTGTATGAGATCAAGCCCCTCGGAATCCACATAGCGCACCCAATCCTTTTCAGGACAGGCTTCGGAAGATTTGAAGGCGATAACATCAACGATCTCCCCAGTCTTTCTTATTCTCGCTTTCATATCAAAATAATGTTTTCTCAATCTCGTAATTGTAAACCAAAACCTCCGTACTCTCCCTTATCCGAGAGTGAACGGCCGTATGAGTGGTGACTTTTACTTCCTTATGGTTCCATTTGTTTTCATTGACAAAGGAGCGTAAGGTGTCAGTCCAGTAATTGCTGAGAATGAATTTACCATTGATCCTAGACAAAAGATCTAGCAGATCCGCAAGGTCATTCTCCCCATAACCATAATAATGACCTTGAACCGCCCCGGGATAAGGAGGATCAAGATAAAATAACGTATCAACGCTATCCCTGTTCTTGATAACTTTCAACGCGTCCCTACAGGAAATCTGCACCTCTGATAGGCGATCGTACAATTTCTCGTTGAACTCCTCACGCTTATTCCTGAAAACCTTCCCGAAGTGTGTCCCGGCGGTACCGTTACAGAATTTCCATCCTCCATACAAGCTACCAGAATGGCACTCATTTGCCATGATCCATACGGCCCAAGCCTTGTCTACATCCGAGACATCAGATCGTCCTCGATAAATGTTCCTAGCCCTAATGTAGTCAGACTCGGAGTGTAGCGATAACCGGATTCTCTCACGTAACTCCTTAAATTTGGATGCGGACTGGCAGACCTTGAAAAAGTTTATCAACAAGTCGTTCTTGTCATTGATCACTTCTATGCCTGCTTTAGGCTTCGCAAAAAATACCGCTCCTCCTCCAAAGAATGGCTCGCAATATATCTTATGCCTAGGCATCATTGATACAATGCGTTCGGACAAGTTTTGCTTGCCTCCATAATATGTGATTGGTGTTCTCATGTAATTTTATATTCTTTCTTTGCTCTCATCATAGATGAATGTAGCTTTCAACTATGATGAATGATTAAACCTCTGTTTTAGCAAAAACTACGCTTTCATGGTCCGGCCTCAGATGGGCCATGCAAGCCTTGCTGTATTCGCAGTGTCCGATCTGCAACGCTTACAATCGTGCCAATAGGCACTATTCTTAATTTTTCTACTGTTTTCATTTTTTTAGCTTGATTATTCTGATTCCATAATCTTTTTCAGAAACTCCAAATGATCCGGAAACGGGACGGAGTTCTTACCTTGCTTCTCGTATCTTTCTTCTCGTTGTCTTTCCTGTTCTTCCCGGTCGTATTTCTCCAGTTGCCTTTTTCTGTATGCTTTGAACTCTATTAAAGCAGACATGATTACCATAGGATCCACAACACCGTAAAAGGTACCATATTCGCCAGCTTTCAACTTGAAGAAAAAAAGCAACAATTCGGAAGCTTTCAAGTAATAGTATTCCACACGTATCATCACGGAAAGCTCCAAGACCTGTTGGAATGTAGGCTTCTCCTTTACACCGGCAAACTTGTACAAGTCCATCAGTTGAGCAATTATCCAAGTATTCACCTGTTCATCCGGATAGGTTTCTCCGAGCAAAGCCAATGAAGGCGCATTACCTTTGAACGAACGTTCCACATTTTGAGCACATACAACCTGTAATGAAGGATTGAACTTTTTAGCGAAACTTTCACCGTCCCCGTACCTATTTACTACTAACCATGCCTTTTCCGAAAGCTTTTGCGGCATATTCGAGGATTTCACGGTCTGTTTGTTCTTCTCGTGATTTTGCCCTGTTTGGAATTGCCGGATCGTTTCTGCTATTCTTGTTGTCATAATTACCTGATATTACTTTCTCAAAATTCGTTGGTTTGATAAGCCAATCGAAAGATGCTGTCCAGCCTTTTTTGTTCTGCCCTTTCAGGAAATCGCTTTGGTATGCCTTACGAATCATGTCGGCAAACGTCTTTTTGCCGTAAGATTTTATACGTGCGTTAATCATCCCTTTACGGCTATCAGAAAGCGGAGTCCTGACCGTACCAAATACACCTTTTGTTTCTTCATTGAAGAATTTGACAAGTTCGGAGTAATCGATATGTTCGGTGTGGGGCTGCGAAGTCCCACATACAAGAGATTCGTCAGAATCTCCTATATTTTTCTCTTTATTTTCTTTATTCTTCTTTGTGTTATCGCTGTGTTGTAGTTGTGTTATTTGCTGTGTTACAACCTGTGTTACAAACTCTTTTATTCTATTATAATCCAATACGTTAGATGTGTTATCTTGTGTGTTATTTGCTGTGTTATTGATATTATAATCATCATATTTCACTAATGTTATAACGGTCATGCCCTGTGAGTTATCAGTAGTGACCATTCCCTTTTTTATCAACTTTTCAATAAAGCTCCTAACTTTTTGTTCTCCCCACCTCCAACGTTTAGACAGGAAGCGCACAGATGCCGGATATTGTCCTCTTCCGTATGTTATTTCTCTACCTCCGATACTGGCTGTAAGCCGCGTTGCATCAAATCGTGCACTCTGAATCAAATCGAGCCACGCTTCGCACTCGCTAAAAGTCCGGGCTGCTTCCCACATTTCATTAGAGAAAAACTTACGTGAGAGCATTATGAATCCTTTATCCATATCACTCCTTTATATAAATAGCCTTTGAATTTAACGTCTTTGTAATCCCTATTTTACCAGATAGAAAAAGATTATTCAACTCTTTTCTTGTTTCCGTATGGATTGCATTCATCAACTCTACCTCCGGCACATGATCCGGTGTTATCTTTTCAGATCGCCTTTTTTTCTGGAGACAATCAATAATGCTTAGTATATCCATAAACTAAAATCTTACGTTTGTCAATTGCCGTCCTTTCGAAAATACCGCCCACTTACCATTGCCGGAATCTTTCAAATACAAATCAGCTACTTTTCCAAAACGATTGATATTACCGCATAGATCAACAAACCATGCCGTCTTTCCTTTGTATGGACGGATGCAACGGCCTACAATCTGGTAATACATCGCAAGCGACATGGTAGGTCTGGCCATCACAACCGTATCAAGCTCTGGGTAGTCAAAGCCGGTGGTGAGTACTCCAACATTGGCAACAACAGGTATTTCACCGGTCTTGAACATTTCGAGTATTCTTTCACGTTCTTTCTTTGGAGTATCGCCGGAAACAATAACACAACCGGGTATCGACCAAGTTAGTCGTTCTGCTTCTTTCAAGAACCGGGTAAAGACTAAAATACCATTCCTCTTACCTCCTGCTTTCGGATTCATCAATCTTTGGACGATATGAACGATGTAACTATAAAAGTCAATCCGTTCATATTCCCTTTGAACGGATTTATCTGTGAAGTCCGCACCAGTGGTATTTATCTTCAAATTGAGTTCATTCCATCCAGTAGGATTCATAGAATAGTAGTTTACCTTTGAAAGATAACCCATATCAAGCAAGGTCGAGACCTGCACATGATAGATTACATCCTTGAATATAGCCGGACGTGTTCGGGTAATGAATTTCAGCATAGAACCAAACTCTTGCGAACTACTTAATCGATATGGCGTTGCCGTTAAACCAAGAACCTTGCATTTGAGAAGTTCTAAGAATGTCTTATACATTCCTTCTTTAGGATTTACCAAGTGACACTCATCTATAATGATAGACTGGAAATGAGAAAACAAATCCGGATGATTTATTACACTACCGATCGTGGCGAATGTGATCCTTGATATTTCTTTTCTTCCAAAAGAAGCTGAATATATCGAACAATCTAAGATGCCATAAGAACATAGCTTCTTGAAATTTTGCTCGAGTATTTCCTTGCTGGGCTGAAACACTAAGGTGTGCCCGTCAAGCCTTGCAGCAATGTCGGCTATAATAAGTGACTTCCCTGATCCTGTAGGAAGAACCATGATAGCATTCGTCTTCTTCGCCTTGTTGTTAAAGAAGGAAACAGCTGCATCAGAGGCTTTCTGTTGATAATCTCGCAATACATAACTCATAATCCTCTCTCCTTTTTAAGCTTCTTATTAAGCGCCTTGTAATACTTGATTAATTGCTCGTACTCAAAATCGGTAAACTTCCGGCTAATACCCTGCTTTGCTTCGAGTAGGACAACTCTCTGTTCACCATACTTGGCAATCAATCCTTTGCGGTAATTCTGAATATTACCCTCCATGAAGCGGTTACAGTGCCGACATTGAGCGTTACAGTTCATTTCATCGAAACGGGTACTCATATGCTGTCGATTTATGTAATGCCCGTTATCTGCCTGCTCAAACGGTTTAATCTGTCCACATGAGATACATTTAAAATATCCGTTCGGCATACAATCACGAAGCCGGATGAAAAGGGAAAACTCCTTGTCGAGTTTCGCTTTCAGATCCGGCTTCTTCTTAACTGTCACCCCTGCTTTATCAAACAGGGACAAAGGCTTATCTTTCTTTTTAGTCTTTCGTTTTATGTAATACATAATCAGTCATAATTATAATTATCAAAATCATCCGACTCATAATCCGGCATATCATTACCAAAATCCATTATCATCCCCCCTCTCTTTGTGATTTATCAAGCATAACCCAATCCACGTTAGATCCATAATACCCCAAATGGCAGCGACTATTATTAATAGTCGCTGACCAGTTATTCAAAGATTCTATATTCATGGTGATATAATTTAGTTTCAAAGAAAACCCCGAGGCGTATTCCCCGGGGTACATACAAAGTCAATCATGCAGTTAAAAGTGCTGCTCACTTCCATATCATACCTCCTGTACCAATTTCGCATTACCTTTCAGATAGAGTCAATGGCTAACCGATGCCGTGCGGAAAAACATCTGCGCTATCTTCACTCTACTTTCAATACTTTTATAGGAGGTTTCTCTCTAAAGGGTTTGTGGACGGTACCGGTATCGAACCGATCTCTTTACGTCATGCGCACTCCGTAATGTTTCATCCCAGACTACTGACCGCCCATGTGCCGGGGCTTTCACCCGGCTATTTGCGATTGCTACACAAACTTTCCGTCTCATGGCAGTAATTGTTTCCGGATAACCGATCAAGGCACATCAAGATAAACCTATTTACCAGAATAAGCCATTGAAAATTCACGAGGAATAAACCGTCCTACCGATATAGGCTTTGCAACCTCAATCATAGTATGAATCTCTTTCTTTTCAAACGGATTTCCCTTTTCTTTAGCTTCTTGCTCATGTTCATCCTGCTTCTTTTTGAGATAAGAAGTAATCAACATCATTGCCCGATCAACATTGTAAGTGTGGACAACAAATGTCGCTGAACGTTCATCCTCGTCAAATAGAATTTTTGTTTCTATCTGGTAAAACTTCCGATCACAATTCTTCGGTTCTTCCTCTTCATCAACGTCCGGCTTGTCATCAGGATCATTATCGGGAAAATCCAAAGGCAAAGTATCGATCTTCTTTTCTTTTAATGTGTCAGTAAGGATTACACAGGAATCAAACTCTTTAACCATGTTAATAATGAAGCCTGCCGTAAAGTTCAGTTCAATATAATCCTTTAAGAGAAGAAGTGCAGAATCTACACTGGTTGCATAAAACAGGAATTTACACTTTTTGCTATCAATAGTGGCCTGAGCGATATAAGGCTGTAAGTAGTCATTTACCAGCTCAACAGCCAAACGTTTTTGATTACTTACCTCAATATCCTTTGTTATATCACCAGACTCATAACAGAATCGGATTTGAGCAAGAACATCCTGATCTATCAATGTTCCTCTCTGAAACAGTAATTCATTACGCTCAATTGATACAACCTCGCTAGTATCTTCATCAATAAAGTCCTCTGTCCATGTTTTTAGGACTCGTTGAGCAAGGTATTTATTGAGCATCTTTTGGGGATCAGATGTAAAATACCTTATTTCGTTATTCTTTGTCTCTATCATGCTATACCGGTTTAATAGATTCCTCACTATGAATAATCATCCCCTTCTTAGAGACTTCTCCCTTAGCGGTTATAGGGAATGTTTTCAAACATCCCCAATCAGCAGACATTTCTACGCCTACACACTCTTTATCATTAAAATAAAAATGCTGGCCTTCTTTGAGATTATGTGTCTCGTAAAAATCAGCGATCATTTCTTCTCCTACCAGCTGTCGCAGATCCCGAATCTCCTGTTGTTTTTGGGAGATCAAAACTTTCATTTGTTCGATTTTCTCTTTTCGTATCATATAAATTCTTGATTGCGTTGAATTTCTTGTTGTGCATATATCAACATTTGATGTTCATTGGCGGCCGGCAAATAGATACCAGCTATTGATGCGCTCCAATTACGGAAACGGTCAATAGAAAGAGTCATTTCACCCGTTGTCAGTTCAGCAGAGCTACGCAAATAAGTTACTTCTTTACCTTTTTTGTTCACCGTCTTGCGTTCAAACAAATCACGGTTGCAAGTCCTCTTATAGAAGTCAATTTTTGCTTCATCGAGGCTGCAACCGTATTCACTGCCAAAGTACCCTAAAAGAAGATGTAAATAAGAGTTCTGAGCGAGCGTGCGATTAGGTAATTTCTTTTTTACTTCAACTACCGCACGCTCTTTGAACAATTTGTTTACATACTCTTTAAACTTGGGTATTTGGTATTCATTTTTGAGGTCATAGATCATATATTACAATCTCCACATATATCAACAATGGTATCAAACTCTTCTCGTGAATATTCAAAATCATTGATGAATACTACTTCTTTTCCTATTTCATCAAGATAAACACCATCATCCATTTCCAAAGATTTTAGTATCGGTTATAAGTGCTCTGTTTTCTTCCAAGAACCGGATAAACTCCTCACAATGATTAGTAAGAATAGGAATATCACGTTCAGGATTGAAAACGTATGTTTCTGTATAGGTATCTACCACATAGCCGCCTTTGTTGAACTCTACAATGTTATACTCAAATGTCCGTACATCAGAACCGTTCTTCATTAAAGCGTATGGATATACTAAATGCTGGTGGTGATCTTTGAACTTTCCCACGGTATAACTACCGGTTGTTTTGATGTCGTGAACACTGGCAGGCATCAGTTCGTCAATCAGACCGTAAACCAATACATTGCCGTATGCAGTCGGAAGGATTGCCTCTACACGTTGCTGCGTCAACGCCCCTTTGTAGTAATTTGCGAACTCACGACAAAGGGATATAGGAAAGACAAATGAACGATTGTTATAAACGGCTTTCAAGGCTATAACCTTTTGCTCGCCATTCCCTATATCAGAATATATCTTTTCTACCTGCACCGTTTCAGATTTCCGGTTCTCAATCATACAGTCAATGACCTCATTAAAAGCCGTACCCTTGTCGGCAGCTTCGCTGTCAAACGGTTTACGGTTAATACGGTCTATCAGTTCTTGGAACTGCTTCTGCTGAAACTCTTCTTCTGTACAAGGCGGATTCTCACTCCACCCATAATAACGCTCATATATGACATCGCTATTAAGGTAATTGAAGTAAGAATCCAATAATGTAGCATATATCTTATACTTAGGCTGCATCTGAATAAGTTTTAGTCTTTTTGTTAAAAATCAGTCCTAATTCTTTCGCCTTAGCTGCCAACATCATTGAGGCTTTCATCTTTGAACTTCCCACATGGTTGAAATCATCAATATGGGCGATAAAGTCATTCGCTGAAGCTGCGTCGGCAACTAATTCTAAACAGCCTGTTATATCAGATAGCACTTTGTTATATGCTTCTTGTTCAGCCTTTTTTGATTGCAACATAGTAAGATATGGAGCAATAATCCGAGTAGAGATAAAATCATTCTTGGTCGTCGGATTGCCGTTTTTGTCAAGGATGGTAGGTACTTCCATCACTGAAGGCAAGTTACAAGTATTCTTTCCGTCATTCCTTGATGTCGGATCGAAAGTAATAGTACGTCTCTGCACTCCTCTCTCACTCTTCATTTCCAAGTAACCTAACAAATCAAGTTCGGTGACGATGGAGTTGTAGGACTTCTCACGTAAGGCAGGAATAAACACCGTATCATCACCCTCTTTTCTTGTGTCACGATGGGCAACAAAAATGATATGTTTCCTCAGACTTGATAGCGTTTTTGTCATCCAAGAAAATTCAGCATTGATACCGCCCCAATCTCGAATAGATGGCTGCCTGGTTCCACATTTATAAGTGATGATAAAATCCATCATCTTACCAATGGTATCAACCACAATAGTCTGATAAACAGACAAATCTTCTTGCAAAACCAGCTGAACATCATTCCAAGAAGTGACCTGCACAGTGTCAATATTCTCCAAATGAGCCATATTCATACGCTTAACACCATTGTCAAAATCCAACAACAGAGGCTTTGGTGCACTCAAAGCTACTGTGCTCTTACCCATACCTGCTTGACCGTAAATCATCATCTTTACGTTTGTTGGAATATTCAATTCCGTTGATTTTCTGATTAAACTCATGATTGTTATATTTTTAGTTAGTAATTATATTAGAGACTTCAATAAAGGATCTATACCATCCTTCAATTCTTTAAGTTTCTTCAGCGAATAAACTTTAGGACTATTCCTATGTACACCAGCCCTTTTCCAAGTCAATGCTCCTGTAGCGCACTGATGAGCCAACCACCTTCTACCAAATCCAAGTCGTATGGCTTGCGTTTCCGTAATCTCATCAATGACCGGATCCTTGGAGATCGCATATTCGCAAACCGCTTCCTTCGCAGCTGCTTTTATTATATTCTGTAATTGCCAAACATCAATTTCCATAAAGAAATGGTATATCTCGCCCTCTCGCTCTTACACGGACACGGGCGATAAGTTCTACATTCGCGTTAAAACGGATTCGGACTCTTTGCCGTCTCATGTCAAAATGACTATCTAAACAAAGGATTATCAAAAGGACACTAGCAACCGCCGATTTCATGGTAGGCGAAAAGTCCAGTGTCAACCGGATCCCAGATATCCTTTCAGCCAATTTTAGTGCTAGCTCTCTCCCATTCCGAACACCCAAAATTAAAAATGCCGTTTGAAGCTGGTTATTTATCGTACTTACTGCACGATGCTTCAATACGGCAATCTCCTTTTTTTCATACCCTGCTGCGTACATTTGTGCTGTAATGTCACATTCGGGCGTTAGCTCGGTGAATACTTTCATAATCGTGTGTATTTAAAGTTTGAATCAGGAATCTCTAAATACTGTAACAGTCCCTTTCGGTACATTAGTTTCCGATCTCCACTTATATCCATTTTTGTACCCTTGCGCATTAAGCAAGGAAACATTGTTGCGTACCGTACAGACTTTATCGATAGGGAACTCTACTTTCTTCCCTTTCTTTAAATCGCGCATACGAGGCATAATTTCTACTTTTTTCTCCATAATCTAATTACATTAATTGATTGTGGGCAGTGTCGGAATCGAACCGACCTCAATTATATTAATTGGGTGCGCACCACTAAGCACTAACCGATATGCTAACCGCCCATGTGCCGGGGCTTTCACCCGACTGCTTTTGACAACCTAAACACAAACGAATTAAACAACTTCAAAGAAAGCTTTTGCGGCTGCTAATTTCTTCTCTGCCAATATGCGAGCATCCTCCTCTCTATTTTTCCAACCTTTATACACATCAAGGTCTTTTTGCAGACCTTCAATTTCCTTATTAAGAGAATATACCAATTCAACCAGTTCTTCCCTCGTCATTTCTTCAAGATTTTTTGTTTCCATGTCTTATTATTTCAATGCTGTTATTAAATCAAGTTTGTATGCAGAATAAGTGAATACTACGACACCTACAATATTAGGAACGAACGTAGCGGACTCTGATGCCATTAGGATAAAGCCAGCGAACAGGGCTATCCCGTAAATAGTCTTTTTCATAAGCGTTAATATTTAATTGTGCCCTCTGATGGATTCGATCCACGGCATCACGCCTTTTCAGAGGGTTTTCTTAACTTTACGGCGCAAAACATAAAAAATTAAGAAGTATGAAATCAGAAAGGTATCTGAGCTTGGCTAAAGGCATACGTTCTAAAGTCGAAGATTTACTAGACGAGTATAACTCCTTTGAACCATCAGTAAACAACATGCTCTTTGATGGGCAACCGTTGTATGAGCAAGCTATAAAGTTTACACACTTGGTTTATTCATTTGATCCAAATCTGCCTTTAAATAGAGAGTTGGTAGATCTGCCAAATAAATGCAAAGGGTATATAATTAAAACGTTGCCGCCAGAAAACGATGTCTTTAAAAATTTCTTGTTCCTTTTGAAATGCTTTATTGACTATCTGGAGACTTTTCATGATTGACTTTATCTCCGCGTAAAAGGTTCAAGTAAGAAGTAACCGCTTTCTCAGCATCGTCTTTTATGCACTCCAAATTTTTCAGGCAACTGATCGGCAAATCTTCCACGTGTATGGATATTGTCAATTGGTTGCCTTTTTCTTGTTGTTTTAGTCCAATGTTGTAATTCATGTGCTATGATATTTTAATTATCTTTTCTTCTTGCTTATTTGTCCCCGGCAACCGATCCGATCGGCAGCATCGCACTTTCAGAACCGGGTATATTTTGAAAAGGGATAGCGGTTAACCAACGTCTGATCGTAACACCACAAGGATACATACCCCTTTGATAATTTCTTTTTATAATGTACCCCAGTAGGTCACGGCCTAAAAGCTATCTACGCTTATACATTATTATATATTATCCTTTCGTTTCAACCCCATTTCTGCGGGTACTAAGGTGTAAGTAAGAGAAAGAACCATCAGAAGTGACCGGGTGAGATATGCCCTACGCCCACCCGACCGGGCTTTAGTAAGCCGTTATGAAGTTTTCTACCTTGAAGCTTCTGAATCCATTCGCATCTACATCGAAGTAGCGGACAGTTTTGTAGTTTTCTGATCCAGTTCCTTTTATTAGGCCCTGAACATCTTTGAGAGTACCCTTAGCACGGCGAAGCGATCCATCTGCCTTTTCATAAGCGAACGTTACAATACCTCTGTGCATTTGCTTTGTCAACCGGTATAAAGCCCATGCGCGAGAAAGACATACAGCGAATGCTTTACCGGTTGTTCTCATTAGCTCATAAGCCATACAGAATACTTTGTGTCTAAAATTTGAAATTTTCATAATCGTGTGTATATTAAAGTAGTCCAAAGACTATCGGTTAAAACTTGATACAATGTGGTGAAACTTTGCTTTATCCACCCCTCTAAATGAGGCTTCATTAAGAATGTGATCAGCGACATTATCATTAACCTTGATTGCCTTTAGCGTATTAATATCAATATGATAAGGTTCGTCGGTTGGCTTTGCGAGAGGCACGTAGCCTGTAAACGGAAAATTTCGTCTGCCGATTGGCCAAACTATATAACCATGAGGATATTCATCTACAATCTCGAAAATATCTTTACGATTGTAATTCTCAGTAACTAATATATTCATAATCGTGTGTGTTTATGTGTTAGTATAAATAGTTGTTCATTGCTTCGTAGCCACCAAATATTTCGGCAACAGGATCGTTAGACCAATCCAGTGGGGTGAGATATTCAACCTCTCTTTCGAGAGTTTCTATTTCATCAGAGAGAATCTTCACGATCTCAGACTTGCTATCTACATTGTATATATAGCAGGCTTCTTCTTCGCTAATTGTGCTCAACACTTCTAACTCGCCTTTTTTGTTTTCGAGTTCTGCTAATGCTGTTTCATAAGATCGTGCCATAATCGTGTATTTTAATGTGTTCATACTATTGCTTTACTCAACACGAACGCTTACCTTTGTTTTCGTGATTGATTGATGACGCAAATATACTACATTGAGTATTTATAGCAAATCTTTTGAGTATATTTCTTTCTTAATTAACTATATTTAATAATCAATAGAGTATGCAGAGCATAAACGAAAGATTACAAATCATTATAGATGAGCTATTTGGAGGCAACAAGGCTAAATTCGCTAAAGCAATAGAAATAGCGCCAACAAGTATATCGAACTATCTTAGCGATAAAAGACAGTCGAAACCATCCGCTGATATGCTTGAAAAAATAATCAATGTAGTAGAAAATATTTCGGCTGAATGGCTTCTTACCGGCAATGGTAAAATGCTAAATCAATATAGTAATGATACAAAAGACGAACCTAAAATAAGCTACACTAAAGGAGTACCATATTATAATGTAGATTTTATTGGTGGTTTTGACCTGGTATTAAATGATCAAACTATAAATCCGGAATATCTCATCGACTTCAAAAAATACAATGATGCAACTTGTTGGTGTAATGTAACAGGGCATTCCATGGAACCTGAAATCAATCACGGAGACATGATTGCTTTAAAAAAAATAGAAGATAAATCCTTTCTTCCTCTTGGAGAAGTATATGCTATCGTTACAACTAATGATATGCGTACTATCAAAAGATTGGCAGCAGGAAAAACAGATGACTCTTACACGCTCATTCCTTCTAACAAGTCAGCTGAATATTCTCCACAACAGCTTCCTTCAAAAATGATAAGATCTATATTTCAAGTATTAGGAGCTGTAAAACGGTTTTAGACTATGGCATTCAACCAATACACATGGAATCTACACATAAATCATAAATTATGAGACTAATTGATATTAAACAAGCATTAAATATTGCGTGGAGCAATATACAGACTGTCACCGTTGAAGAGTTTTCTGATAATTTCAGAATAAACAATGCGGATAAATTGAAAATAGCTTTAGATAAACTACTATCTATAAAATTCATAAAATTGAATGACTCATCAATTTACCCTATTGTAGTAGCTTCATCCAGTGAATCCATTTTATTTGACAAACGCAAAAATACATTATCAACGATAGCAGATCTAAAGAAAGCTGTCGAATTAATGGATCGTTGGATAAATGGATATGTTCCAAATGAACAAGACAAGGAGACTGTTAATATTAAACTTCCTAAAATAAGTAATTTTGACGTACTTAATAAAGTAGCAAACGAATTACGACTTGCTTTTTCTACCGTTATATGTGAATACGAAGGAGGCAAAATTGAAATCGTACAATTTGATCACGGTTCATTTTGGTGTGTAATAAAAGTAGGTACAGCTTTATTACTTTTTACAGGTTTAGCTTGGGCAGGAGCAGTTGTGGCAAAAAAGACAATAGAGTGTAGAAGCGCTTATGAAGTTTATAGAAATGCTTCTGCAAGAAATGAAATGCTAGAGGAATTAAAACGATTAAATAAAGCTCAAATTGACATAGTCATAGAGCAAGAAGCCAAACTTATTCAACAAGAGCATTTTAGCAAAGAAGATAACGAACAGTTAGAAAGAATCAAAAACTCTATCTTAAACATATCGGAACTAATTCTTAAAGGCACAGAAATTCAACCAGCAATCGCCGCACCTGAAGATGTAAAGAATTTATTCCCTGATTTTAGTTGCCTCCCGTTAATAGAGAGTCGAACTAAAAAGTTAACAGAAAACGCTGCCAATAATCAATGAGCATCATTTTTCACTCAGCCAGCGAACAACAGCACCTACAAAGATAAATAGCAAAACCCCTGCTATAATCGAACATGTAACTGTAAAAGCTATCCAAAAATCAAATATCATATTTATCATAGATGATGGTATTTAAGGCAAAGATACGAATTAAAGAACAAGTTAAATCATAAGTAGCATGAAGAAAATTTTATTTTTAATGACAATCATAATCGCCTTTTCCTGCGGAGGTGGTAAAACAGAAGTAATCGGTGCGGATAAATATATCGATACTATCACAGGATTTTCCTGCGAAAAAGCCGCTGTTACAGATAACGGCTTTTTAGTGATTGCTATTGATGCGGATTCGGATTCTGGATATGACATGCTGGCTTCGCAATTCCTTGAAGAAGCTAAAAAAGAAGGCGTATCAGGACTCAAAGGCGTATTGATCGTGGATATAAAAAACGCAAAGTTCGAACAAGGGGCAGTTGTAGGCAAAAGAATTGGAAAAGCTTACAAATAA